ATTTTGCTTGGGGCAAAGACCGCCGACGTTGCCCCGGTAAGGCACGGGCGGTGGATTCCCGCAGACCAAACCGGCGACTGCTGCTTCACCTGCTCCGAGTGCGGGTTTGAGCGCGACGCTTATCTGTTGGACGTGGGGAACTACTGCCCTAATTGTGGGGCGAGAATGAGTGGGGAGGAGGACAAGAATGAAACCACTAAGTGAATGGACGCTGGGCGAAACCCGCGAATACTGCGAAGCACACGACGATTGCGAGTTTTGCGACTTTAATCATCCGGTGTCGGGCTGCGCTTTTAGCAAAGCAATCCCGGCTCAATGGAATCTGGAAAAAGCCAAAGTGCCGCTTACTCTCCCTGTCCAGCTTGACGAGGGCGCATATATGCCCGAGCGGGCGCACAGGCTGGACGCGGGGCTTGACCTCCGCTCGCCGATAGGTGCGCTCATACCCGGGTTTTGCAGCGCCACGATAGACACGGGCGTACATATTCAACTTCCGCCCGGCACCGTGGGTATGCTCAAGAGTAAATCCGGGCTGAACGTTAACTTTGGAATAACGGGCGAGGGTGTAATAGACGAGGGCTACACCGGCAGTATCCTTGTTAGGCTCTATAATCATAGCTCAAATGCTTATTCTATCAACAAGGGCGACAAGATAAGCCAGCTCGTCATCCTCCTCGTCCTGCGCCCCGAGCCGATGCTCGTGGATGAAATCGAGGGCGGCGAGAGAGGCGATAATGGGTTTGGCTCAACGGGAAGATAAGGAGGAAGCATGACCAGAGAGAGCATACTTAACCGCGCCATTGAGTGCGTGTGCGGCGAGCGTGAGCAGGACTACGGCTCGCCGGAAGACAACTTCAACCGGATAGCCACCTATTGGAGCGCTCACCTCGGCATGGAGATAACCGCCGAGGACGTGGCCGTCATGATGGCGCTGCTCAAGATAGCGCGCATAGGCACAGGCACGGCGACAGACGATAGCTGGGTTGACCTCGCGGGCTATGCAGCTTGCGGCGGAGAGATAGCGGCGAAGGAAGCCGACCGGCGCAAGCTGGCGGAGGCGACCGCAAAGGCGGCGCAGAAGATGGCTACCAGCTACGCGAGTGCAGCGTGGGCGACGACAACCGACCAGCCGATAAGCTAGCCGTGTGGATTCACTGCGGCGACATAAAAAGAAGGACGGGCGAAAGCCCGTCCTTTTCTTATCTTTGGTGCCAAGGGGTTTCATCAAGCCCGCTCTTGGAGTAGTGCATAACGTCCAGATACAGCCAGTCTTTGTCTTGCGGCGAGAGGTTGAGCCTGTTGATGTGAGCGACAACCTTGGCTTTCTTGCCGCCGTCAACGCCACCGGAGGTGTAAGTGTTCATCGTGCCTATCTCGTCATACAGGCTCAGTGCTTGCTCCGGCGTAAAGCCATGGTTGATAAGCGTGTCATATCGTTCGGTGTTGCCGCTTATCATCGTCCAGAACAAGAACTGTTCTTCAAGAACGTCTTGCTCGCGGCTTGTGAAATCCGTATCAGTGTCAAGCCACTTGGCAAACTCCGTAGCCCTGCCGTTGGCGTTGAGGCTGCTGTCGTCGCTGAGCGCCTTGTACTCGTCATAAGCCGTGTACCACTGCTCCGGCGATATGCCCGCCTCAAAAGCCTCAACAACATCGTCGAACCGCGTGTTCTCGCCCAGCATTTCCACGAGCGTGTTTTGCTCGCTCGCGTCCATGTTGGCGTAGTCCTCCATGACCGCATCAAAAGCGGCGGTGTCAGCGCCCTTGCTGTCTTCTACGGCTTTCCACGCTGTGTTGAAGGAGAAGTATGTGGACGCGCCACCGGCGAACTCTTGAGCTTCCTCGTTCTTGCTGCTCATTTCATATTCGGCATCAATAGCCTTTCGAGCGACGTCGCGCGCATAGTCATAGATGGCTTGCACCGCAACCGCCTTATCTGCGTCAGTCATGCTTTGATATGCGGCGGAGTTTATAAGCTCTGTCAGTTCGTTAAGGCTGGTTTGCCCAAGCGTGGTAGCGTATGTTTCATACAGCCCCGAATCCGCAAGGTGGATTTCTTCAACCGTGCCGTCATTGTTCTTCTTGGTGTACGTCTCGTTGGGAGACACGCGGCTCGGGAAAACATCGACGCCGGTAACGTCGTAAAGGCGCTGAAGCTCCGCGTCAATCTCGGTGCTGCGGTCAGCGGAATAAGTGCCGGGGTTTGCAAGGTTGTCGAAGGCTCGGTAAAGCGCGTCGCCCGTCGCTTCTTTCCTGCCCCATGCGTCGATATAATCCGTCTGCTGGTAGTCCACGCCCGGAACACGGTTAAGTGCATTGCTTATGGTATACTGAACGTCGGTTGGAAGTGCATCGTCCGGATTGGTGTATGTGGTTTGCCTCGTGTCCGTTCCTATGCGCTCAATAGCCCCGCCTATGGAGGGGAAGAACTGACCAATGTAGTTCGATGCGATACCGGCGGCAATAGGCCACAGCGAATTTCCATCAGCGTAGGCGATGCTGTCAAAGAGGCCGCTTATGCTGGACATCATCGACATCTCAAGCATCGGGTCGGCTATCCGCCCAAGTGCGCCGAGCCAGTCGTTATCGCCCGCGTGGTCGCCCCAGAACTGCTGGTACAGCTCTACGCCAGTGAACAAAGGCAGCGCCATAGGTGCGAGCCAATCTATGGAATAGTGCCCGTCACCTATTTTGAGCGAGTACGGCTGCCAACCCTGCTGTTCGGCGAACTCAGTCTCTTTGTCGTCGCCAGCGTCGCCGCCGGTTATCCACCCAAAGTGCCTGAGAAGCGCGCCCAGAAGCAAAACGCCGGTACCGGTAAGCCCCTGTGTAATCTGGTCGAGAACTTCGCCGGCACTGTAGCGCTGCTCGGCGACGGCGTTGCGCTGGTTCCACAGATAGCGCATTGCGTTGTAAGTGCCTCGGGCGAGGCCGAGTGGCGAGTGCTCTGCGGCGCGCACAATCAGGTTGCCGCCCGTGCGGGCAAACGGGTTTACCGCGCTCATTGCGGTGTTATATGCCTGCACAATTGGGTTGTTCCCGCGAAGGTGAGACGCTTGCTGCAAGACATTGATAAAGTCGTTGACGTCCCTGAACGTGGCGCGACGCCCCTCGTTAAGCGCGAAGCCCTGAGCCTGCGCCTTGAGGTCGGGGTCAAAATCCGGAGCCAGATACTGTTCGGCGGTGATGTTGTGAGCCTTGAGCCATTGTGCCAGACTGTAAGCATAGGCCTTGCTGGACGTTTTCGCGTCTGCGTTTTCAAGCGCTTGAGAGTTGAGTTCGGCGAGCCGCCCCAGCCCCAGCCGCTCTAGGCCAAACGGCAACTGAACCGGCGCGTTCTGGCGTATTCCGCCCCTCGCGTTGTTGTACTTTCCGGGAGAGGCATACATAGAATCGACAAGGTCAAACTCTGCAAGCCCTGCTTGATATCGCGCCTCGTCCTCAACGTTGCGGCGGCTGATGCTAGAGCGGGTGCGCTGTTCAGGGTCGCGGATAAGCCGGTCTTGCAAAAACGCGCTCAGGCGATAATCAAGGCCGCGAATTGGTGTATAGGCTACGTTGCCTACCTTGTTTCTCAAGTGGGTCTCAGGGTTGAACAGCATCATAAAATAGCGCCAGTTGTCTATTTTCTGAGACCAGTTTTGCGGTATCTGCTCTGCGACGTTTTTGTATATCGCGTTGAGCGCGTCAACCTGAGCCTCCGCGCTTTCGGCGGTCATGAAGTTTTGAATAAGGTCTTCGTCAACGCTAATCTCAGGCGGGAGGTCTCGGCCAAACAACTGTCTCGTGGCAAGGCTGTTGTATCGGTCGGACGAAAACGCGCCCATATTTGCAAGTTCCACGAGCCGTTCTGCCAAGCTGCGCCTCTGCGTGGCCGTGCGGTCTCTGAACCGGGATTCAAGCGCGCGCTGCGACGCCTCGGCTACTTGGGCATTGAAACGGTCAACAACGTCGGCGGCAAAGGTCTGCGCGTTCTGCTCGCTAAACCCAAACTCGTTTACAAGGGCTTGCGAAAGGTTGCTTGCAACCTCGGCCTTGGTGCTCGCGCCCTGACGTATAATCTCGCTCATGCGAACACCGGCATCGCGCATCGCCTGACGGAGCCTGCTGTCAACAACGTCGCTCGCCGTCCTGTTGCCGGTTGGCGTCCTGCTGTTGACGTATTCCAGCGCCGCCGTATATATTGCCGCTTGGTCTTGCGCCGTCGCGCCGTCGAGCTTGGACGTGATGCTGTTGGCGAGGTCGATAGCAAGCGCCTGAGCATCGCCGTATTCGGCGCGTACCGCGGCTGTGTTGCGGCTGAGTTCCTGTGCTGCTGCTTCCTCGGCCACGGCGCGGAACATTGGGCTTTGCGTTATCGCGCCGCCCTGATACGGCGTGGTGCTGTTGAGCCATTCGTCAAACGCCGCCAGCGCTTCGGGGTTGTTCTGGTAGCGCTGCCGTATTTCCTCCTGCGCCCTCTGCCACGCGGCGTCATACTCGGCGCGGTTATAGATGTAGTTTTGCAGCGTCTCAATCGCGCTGCGGCGCTGTGTCTGCCCGCGCCGCTGTCTGGGCAGTGCGTACTGTTCGGCAAGGCGCACCATGTCCTGCACCACAATACGGCCTATGGGCATTTGCCCGGAGCGCTGAGTGCGGAGGCGCGAGGAAAGGTTCGCGGCAAGGCCGTTTGCTATCTGGCCTATCCAGTCAGCTTCGCCGGTCTCTGTCTCGCCACGGTACGCGTTGGCTATCTCGGCAAGAACATTCAGCGCGTCGTCGCGTTGCTGTTCCATGTCGCGGAGCAGACGGCGCGCAGTATCCTGCCCGGATGTTTGCTCGCGCTGGCGGCGCGAATACCCCGCGTCTTCTCCGCTGTTCAGTCTGCCCACAGCCTTTTGTATGGTGACAAGCTGCATTTCACGAGGAAGCTCCCAGAACATACGGGACACTTGCAGGGCGGCGGCTGCGTTGTGCTGGTGTTGCGCAAACGTGGCCATGAGGTCAGACATAAGGTTGTAGTCGCCCGCCGCCTGAGCTTGCCTAATGAGATTGACGCCGCGCGTCGCCGTGCGCCGGGTTACGATGTTCTTACTAGCCTCTACTATCCACTCGCGCGCGGCAGTTTGGAGGTCTTGCCCCGCAAGCAGCCCAAGGTCTTGTCCCATCACGTCGGCGTTGCGCTCGGGGGTGTAGTTGTACGCCCCGCGAGCGACGTCGTCCGTTATACGCCCGCTGGCCGTGGGGTCTATGGCCTCCGCGTCAGCAAGCGTCTGAGCCGTGCGCATGACGCGGGTGTTGCCGTCCATGGAGTTGGGCAAAGGGACTTCGCGAGCAAGACCGGGGCGCGGCGGCATTGTGCCGTATTCGTCTGCGGCCTGTTCGAGCCGCGCAGTCAGCGCGTCGCCCTCCGCGCCAAACCCCGCCGGAGCCGCGCCCAGACTATCCGTCGGGCTGACCGCCGAACTATCCGAAGTTACCGGAGAGGTCACATTCTGCACCGGCGAACTATTCGGAATTTCCGACACGTTCGCGGCTTGCGCCACGGTTTGCCCCGTCGCTTCCGCCGCGTCGCTGAGGAAGTTGTCAACTGACGCTTGCTCGCGCATCTGCGCCGCCGTCCGCTTAATGGCGTTGCGCATTTCCGACTTAGTGCCGGTGAGCCGCTGCCCGGTCAGAGCCTCAAACTGAGCCCTCAGCTCAGGCGTGTCTATGATGCGGTTTGCAACGTTGTTGGAGACGTTGCCGGGGAACAGCAGCGTCTCAACCTCAGTAGCGGCCTGAGAGGCCGCAGGAGCCTCTACAGCGGATTCTGTGGGTCGGGTAGTAACGTTACCCTCGGTAACGTCCGCGCCCGCAGAATCGACGGCAGGCGCGTTGTTTTCGACGTTCTGAGAGACGTTGCGGTTGCCTATGCGGTTGAGCGCAGCATCAACGCCTATCTGCCCGCCGCCGAGTATGCCGCCGACAAGAGCGCCGCCACCGAATTCCTCAAGAGCTGTGCCGAGATTGAACACGGCGTTGTCGTCTCCGCTTCCAACGATGGGGTTATTGGCAACGCCGGTGACGTTCTGTGTCAGGCGGTCAATGACGCCCTGCACAACTTCCTCTTTGCCCTCGTCGAGCATGGTGTCAATCCAGTTGCGAAGTCGGCTTGGCTGGCGGAGCACATCGGGAAGCTCCTGAATACCGCCGCCGCCAACCTCGACCAGAGAGCCGAGCAAACCGTTTATAACGGCGTAAGCGGTCGCCGAAGCCTCGCTTGCGCCGCTGGCCTTGGCGTCCTCGTAGCTCTGCCCGGTGGTGCTGGCGAAGGACTGCCAGACCTGCGGGTTTCTGAACTGCCGTTGCAGAGTGTTGACTGCATTGGTGACGGTCTGCCCAACGCCGCTACTCTTGAGCGTGGTTTCCAGCGCCGCAGTAGCCTGAAGCCCTTTGGTTCCGGCTTGCGCCGCCTTGTTCGCAGCGCCAGTCATAATGATAAGCGGGAGTTCCCACGCCGCACGGCTGACCTGAGTGCCGATGTTGTAGACGCCGCTGGCAAGCTTATCCCCGCGCAGCTGGTCGGTAAAATACTCGGCGTTAGCCTCGCGCTCCGCTTGCAGCTTTTCGTTTAACGCGGATATGGGGTTGTTCTCCCAGCCCAACGCTTGCAGAGGACGTCCGAGCAGAAAATCCGCCGTAGACGTTATACCGGTCGCGGCTGCGTCTGCGCCGCTGAGGACAGCGCCGCCAAGCGCCGTGCCAAGGTTGCTTATGCGCTCGCCCAGCGTTTCAGGGGCGGGAGTTTCCTTCCGACCGCCACCGCCCCCGGCCTGACCGCCGCCGCCGACGCCGGAGCCCACGAAGCCATTTTTTATGGCGTCTTGACGTGCCAAATATTCCTCATAGTTGCTTCCGCCATAGGATTCAGACCCGTAATTGGAATCAACCCACGCTCTGCGCTCGGCGGCTTTCCGTTGGAGGAAAGAGCTGGCCTTGCTGCCGCCAGAAACTGTATTATTTTCTTGCTCTTCTGCCTTTCTCCTCAGAAAGTCGCTTGCCATTTAATTGGCCTCCTTTTAGCGTCGCGTGTAAGTTATCGTATTGCTCGATGGGTCAAAGGATTCGACAACTCTGCCGGAATCGACCATGTTCTCTAGCTCCTGATAAGTGTATCGACCCATGCCGGGGATATAGACCCAACTATTCGCGTGCCTGTTTGTTATAGTGGGGTCGGACGCGGGTTCGGCGCTTTCCTTTTTCGGGATATCGTCGGAGCCCGGGTTATAGCTTGGCGTATAACTCGGTGTATAACTCGGCGTATTCGACGCCGCCAGCTCCATATCAAACAACTGCTGCTCACGCTGCGCAGCCTCAGCTTGAAGCTGCATCTGTTGCCTCGTGGCCTCCATGTTGAGCTGGTTCATAAGGTACTGCTGCTGCTGCAAGGCGTCCTCAAGGTAGCTGCGGTAGCTGTTGTCAACGCGCTGCGCCTCCTGATAGAGCGCCTGAGCGCGCTGCATATCGTTGTCAGCAATAGCCTCGGCAACCGCCGCCTGATACTGAGCATGAGCCTGATTCCGGGCAAGGGAAATCTCGTCAATCGTCGCCTGCTGCTGCCTGTTCAGCTCCGCCATAGCGTTCTGTTCGGCAATACCCATAGCGAGCCGAGCCTGACCGGAAGCGCCCGTGTTCAGCCCGGAGGCCGCAAGCTGCTCATTCATATTGGCGCGCTGTACGGCGGCGTCTGCGCTTGTCTGATTCCGAGCCTCCCGGTATTGTATCGGGACTTGCTCAAGCTGGTGGTCGTAGCCCAGAGCCGCCTCGTTCCACGCCCCCTCAAGCGCGGCCATGGCGTTCTTCTTCGCGGCGTCGTAGAGCTGGTTTATATATCCCGACTGGTCGCGGGCGGTATAATACCCGCCGGAGGGGATAGACCCGCCGCTTACGACGGAGCCGCCGCCAGTGACGCCGACAGAACCGTTCGCCCCGCTCACGGGCTGACCGCTGCCGTCTGCGGCGCTGCCTCCGCCCTTGCTGGTGTATATGTAGGTCGGCGAATAGCTCAAGCCTTGGTCGGCTATCTTCTGGTTTCTCTGCGATTCATATTGTGCCAGCAGAGAGGCGTTCGCGTTGACGCCCTTTGCCGCCTCCTGAGCTATGAGGGCGGAGTAGTCAACGCTCGGATTATATGTCGCCATGCTCTATGCCCTCCTTTATCTCAATTCTGGTGAGGCGTGTTTCGTGATTGTCAACGCGCTTGTCTACTTCATTTATCCTGTTATGTATATTCAAATGGCTCTCGTGGCTCTTTTTGAGGAAGCCGTTGTAGTCATTGGCGAGGTTGTCCACCACAACGGTTAACCGCGTTATCGTATTGTTCAGCTTTATAATTGCCGAGACAAACGTGACTATGAGAGCAACCAGAGCGATAATGACGCCAGCGGCTTCCCATCCCATAAGCGTTAGCCCTCCTTGGGCTTGGTGTAAGTAAGAGCCTGCGCGCTGTCCTTGACGCCCTCAGTGGTCGGGTCGGCGACTATGCCGAGTATGGCCAGCACGGCAAAGACGGCGTTTATGACCGTCAGCAGCCTCTCG